AGATTTACCAAATGAAGATTATTGTAGAAGATCTCAACCTGGTTATGCAAGTGGTTATCCACGTTTGAAAAAAGAAGATTTCAGTTGTCCAATTATTATGAAAAGAACATTGGATGATAATAAAAACATTTTCAGAGTAAAAAAACAAGATGTGTGTCCTGCAGATTATTATAAGGGGGCATTAGTTGTTGCTCCGCGTAGAGATTATCATTATTATAGACAAAATGATGATACAAAATATTGGGATCATAAACCAGGATATAAACCAGTTCAACATGTGGATTCAAATAATAATATTATAACTGATCCTCAATTAGCTGCAAGAAATTATGGAGGAACATTACATTATACTGATTTCTGTGGATATTTATGTGTACCACGTGACCCAGAAAAAAAAAGAATGACTATGTATCCAAATCCCGCTCTTGCACCAATGAAAAAACGATTGACTAGAGAAATTAAAAATATTATTCATAGACGAACGAGAAGGAATTATCGTATCTAATGTTAGCATAAAACATTTGAATAAATATAATTTACACATCTTGCAATTCGAACCATTACTATTTCAAATGCTTCCACAATGTAATCAAATATATCTGGTGCGTCGGCATTTGCCTGATGAATTTCTGCTACTAATTGAATCATTTTTTCACGATAAATAATCATTTATGAATGATTCAATTTTATAGATATATATATAATGATTTCAAATGAAAATAATCAAATAAATGAACTAAATAATAATGGTTATATAATTATAAAAACATTATCAAAAGAAGAACAAAAATATGGTTTGTCCTGTATGAAACATGATATGGTTGATTACACGTTATTGAAATCATTTATTGATGATTATTTTTTACCAAAGATTCCATTTAGTGATCCTATCTATTTGAAAGCTCGTATATCGAATAATAATAATTCAACTGATGCAGCAGTTTTACATTCAGATATATATAATTATACTTCTGAAAGGACAATACCAATGTATACTGCTCTTTGTTATTTTGACAAGGCTGAATTAGAACTTGTTCCAGGTAGTCACATTATGCCTCGTACATCTTTTTCAGAAGATAATGATAATAGAACTGTACTACATTTAGAACCGGGGGATATTGTTGTATTCAATGCAGTTATTTCGCATCGAGGTGTAAATTTTTCAAACGGAGCAAATAGAAGAGTTTTACAAGTATTTGAACTATTTCCTACACGGGAATTACATGATCAAAATGTCTCTAAATTTTTAACATGTGATACTTCACCTAAAAAAAGAGGTAACAAAAATTTATTATATTATGTTGCTCAAGTCAAATGGTTGATTGAAATTGTTAATTTTGTTGGTTATTATTTAAGTTTTTATGATTTGAAATACAAAGTAGTTGGTATGGATTTACCTCCATGGCAAAAAAAAGGGCGATACATATCCTATGAACCAGGTGGTCGCGTTGACTATAAAGAAGGTCTTGTTGATAAAAATAATGTAAATGTTATTTTCAATGATTCTGAAATTATAAAATATAGTCATTTTTATGCATGGATCATGTTCATTTGTTTTTTTATTATTATTTTATTGATAGTATACAAATTCAGAAATAAAATTGGTAAAGTTGTCAAACTTCCAAAGGTTGGAAAAGTAAAAAAATAATTCTATAATAATTCATCCAGTATTGCCATACGCATTGTTACACCATTTGCAACTTGCTTGAAATATACTGCTCTAGGATCGTCATCTATTTCTGGGGGCAATTCTTCTTGTCTTGGCAAAGGATGCATGATAATTAAATCTGGATATGCCGAAGATAATAATTCTTTAGAGAGACAAATTGGTTCAAATATTCCATCTATTCTCTCTTTTTGAATTCTGGTTACATAAACAACATCTGTAATTTTTAATGCTTCTTCTAGTGTAGCATTTAATACATTTAGTCCAGTTGTATCTATTTCTAATCCTGGTGGAGAGATAAATATATAAGTTACATCAAAGAGATTGAGTAAATGAATAAGCGAATGGATAGTTCGACTATTTTTTATATCACCCATAAAGGTAACAGTAATATTATCCTTTTCCAGATCTTTATTTAGTTCTTTATATATCGTATAAATATCTAATAATGCTTGTGTAGGATGTTCACCATTACCGTCTCCTGCATTAATTACAGGAACAGTCGCTACGTTTGCCGCACGTTCTGCCGCACCTTTTTCAGGATGTCTCAAAACAATTACATCTCCATAATTAGAGACAGTTTTAATAGTATCTTCTAATGATTCGCCTTTTTTAGCACTAGAATTATCTGCAATTTCAATTATATTACCGCCCATTTTTAGCATAGCTGTATGAAAAGAACAAGAAGTGCGTGTAGATGGTTCATAGAATAAATTAATCATTGTTTTAAGATTTTTAGAATTATTTTCATATTTTTCAAATTTTTCTGCTTTTTTGATATAATGCATTACTTTCTCTCTAGTAAAATCTTTTACTGAAATTAATGAATTTTGTTTTGAATTTTGCGTGTATGTCATTTAAGACATTATAGTCATTATATTTAAATATTTTATTAATATAATGACTACCAAAAGAAAAACCGGAAAAACCAAGCGTACTGGTACTAAGCGTAAGACCACTAGACGTAATAAAAGCAATAAGAATGGCATTACCAAGGGTGTATATGGTGTCGGCAAAGGCGTTAAAAATGGTGTAGTCGGTGTCGGCAAGGGCGTATATGGTGTCGGCAAAGGCGTTAAAAATGGTGTAGTCGGTGTCGGCAAAGGCGTACGAAATGGTGTAGTCGGTGTCGGCAAAGGTGTAAGAAATGGCATATTTGGTGTTGGAAAAGGTGTATTTGGAGTCGGAAAAGGTGTGTTCAATGTTGGTCGCGGTATTACTAAAAAGGTATTCAAATAAGTATTTGATATTTATTGATTTAGACACCCGATGTGGGGATTGAACCCACGACCACAGGATTAAAAGTCCTGCGCTCTACCAAACTGAGCTAACCGGGTTTAAGCGATGTTTATGTTGCTACGCTTATCACGTGATGGTTGGTTTCGATCCAACGACCTATAGGTTATGAGCCTATCGCGCTTCCTCTGCGCCACACCACGATAAGGACTTGCCCGGAGTTGAACCGGGATTATTGGGACCAAAGCCCAAGGTGATAACCATTACACTACAAGTCCATTACATATTAATATATTCATTTTCTTTATATCATTTAGATAATGATATAAATATTGATAATAATAGTATAGATGCGGTGGTCTCTTTTATTATTTCATTCTTGTCTCAATTGCAAATATTTTGAACCATCGCCCTATGATGATAAATATAATGATTTAGGACTTTGTCATAAACATATTCGACTTTTAGAAGGAAGACCATATTTTGAGAAAGCAGAAGGTATGAGAAGAAGGCAAGATAAATGTGGAATAGATGCAAAAGATTTTGAACCATTAGAGACAAGTATCATAAATAAAAGATGATACTTTACTTTTGTATTTTGTAAAAATTGAATTGGCTATAATTAATATAACTTGCTATAAAAATGGCTAAGTCTGCGACTTCTGCAAAGTCTTCGAAAACTTGCGAAGTATGTTATGAGAATCTTAATAACAGCACACATAAAATGGTAAAATGCGATAAATGTGACTACACGTGCTGCAAACAATGCATTCGCACTTATTTCAAAGGTATATTGAATGAGCCTCATTGTATGAAATGTAAGATTCAATGGGAATCTGAATTTGTAGTTCTTGCTGTGAATAAAAGCTATTATAATGGTGAGTTTAAGGAAAATCGAAAGGCGTTGCTCACTACGCTTGAAAAAAGTCGGCTACCTGATACACAAAATGATGCAAAGACGTTCATTCTACAAGAAAAATTAGATGCAAGAATTTTGGCGATTAAGGGTCAAATCAAAGATCTCAAGGCTCAGATTGAGGTCAAATCACAAGAGATTATATTGGCTCATTCTGAGTTTCTAAAAGAAAAGAAAACGGGTAGAAAGGAATTTATTATGAAATGTCAGGCTGAATGTAAAGGATATTTGTCTACTTCTTATAAATGCGATTTATGTAACAAACGAACATGTCCCAAGTGTTTTGAAGTGGAGGACGATGGTGCTGCGGAACATACATGTAAACCTGAAAATGTTGAAACCGTATCCATGATGAAAAAAGAGACAAAGGCCTGTCCGGGATGTTCAGTTCGTATATATAAAATCGATGGATGTAATCAAATGTGGTGTGTTGAATGCAATACACCTTTTGATTGGATTAGTGGCAAGATTGTTAGTGGAGTTGTTCACAATCCACACTATTATGAATATTTGAAAAAGAATGGTGGCATTCCTCGGGCACCTGGCGATGTATTATGTGGGGGTCTTCCACATGTTCAGAATATCTTTCAAAAGATTACTGTCTTACGAGCATCAGGATATGTGGAGCCAGCTCACGCAGAAAGCATGTTGCGAAATGTTGGTAATCTTCACCAGTTTGTCAATCACATACATCACGAATATCTAGCATTGACTCAAAATGATTCATATCAAAATGCATTGAAAAACATTCGTATTAAATACATTCTGGGACGTTTGTCAGAGGAAGAGTTTTCCGCAGCTATTTTTAGGGAACATAAGAAAGATACAAAGATTCAAAAGAAAAAGCAATTGCTTCAAATGGTGGATAATGTTGGTACAGATTTGTTGCAGAATTATGCTGCTGCTTTGGATAAAAAAGGAGATCATGTTTCTGGGACAGTAAAAATGATTTGTGGTTTTACAGAAATGACAATTTATTTCAATGAACTTTCTTCGAAATATCACTCGGAATTCAATAGTTGGATTGGATTGATCCGCATTCTTGTCAATAACAAGGAGGTAAATCATTCAAATGGATTTCATATTCATGATGTAATCAAATACAGATATTAAATCTGGTATATCTTCTTTGTGAGAATATACAGGAAAGGATGTAAACGATGAACCGCGTTTCAAATGTCCTCGTCCATAAAATATTTTTCTTTCAATATTGGTGATAATAGTTTGATATGGTTGGGGTAGATCTTCTATTTCTGCATACATTGTTCCTTTATAAGTATATCGATTGTAATACTTATAAGAGTAAATTTGTGCAGTGGGCTGAAGAGTTTTTGATATTTTACCTATACCCATGATACGATTTGTTGTATTATTCATTTCTAATACATAATAATCATGATAAGGTAATTTGTCTGAAATGGGGAGAGAAGAACTGTAAATACATGGAATATTATGCGTGTCTCTATATCTTTTATTTTCCTGAAATGTTTCTGTTGTGAATCGTGTGGTAAGTATCAAAGCATCAGACGTAGGCATTTTCTTTTTCTCCAATAGTATTTACAATCAATCAATTTTTTATTAAAGACAATAGATATTGTTTATGATGTATCGAATTCCACACAAAATTATATCTGTTTATTCCGAGTGGTTACCACCATTTCTAGTGTATAGTGTATTTTCTAGTTATATTACTGGATTGAATGTTAAAAGCTCTGGACCAAATGAAACATTTGAACATTTGATAAGTTATACAACATTGGGGCTTGCTTTTGGATTTTTATATCCTGTTAGTTATCCTTTGTGTACCGGATACACATTATACAAGAAATTAAAATAATTAAAGATAAATAATTAAGGATAAATTATTAATCATACTAATGAATTCACCAAATCAATTTGCAAAAATGATTATGAAACGAGCTATGAAACGAGCTATGATAATGAAAACAGCTCGAACTGAATTATTTCAAATACCATTCAAAAAATCACAAATTAAACGTGATTTATCTGGTATAAAACACTGTGTATTAAAATCTCTTGCTATTTTATCATTAAGGAAGCGTTCTGTTTGTATTCATGATACAAAAACAATGGATTATATGTATGATATTTATGATGAAGATCCTGGAATTTGTAATGAAGATATTGCTCATTATCTTTCTACTATTTTTGAGACATCTATAACCTATAAAACAAATTATGATGATAAATTACCTTATTTGGATTTAATGAACGGTCATGCAACACTTGTATCCGTAGGTTATAAAAAAGATAATGAAATAGGACGGTTTGTGATTATTGTTTACAAATATAATAATGTTATTTATTGTTATGATCCAATTGATAACATAAATACTACAAACATAAATAAAATTATGAAAACATGTAATGTAAAAAAGTTTGAAAATTATGAATGTTTTTATACTAATTCAAGGACTCATACATTGAATAAAAGAAAAATAGTTGCCCCAATTAGGTATTGATTATCTATTAAAGATATTCATGTAAATATACTATGACTCGTTTGGCACCAACACATTTATTTCAAATCCCATTTACACGGGACTCTATAAAAGAATACAAACCTTTGTCGTACGAATGTAATAATTGTGTAATTCAAACATTGACTGCAATGAAAATGAGAGATCCGCGTATATCACAGATTGATACGAGAAATATATACCATTCAAATAGTCGTGGCATTTCTAGTCAAACTATCATAAATTATCTTTCGAATCTATTTGATACAAAATTTAAAGAGGTTTGTCACAAAGCCTATAAATTATCTGATTTAAAAATTAAAAATGGATATGGAACATGTATTAGTATTACATTTTACAACAAATATAATGTTGAATCAAAACTAAAAGATTTGTCTCAAATTAAAAAAAGGTTGAGACAAATTAGTAAAATGAAATATACAAGGAATACGAATAAATTATATAAAAAAGAGATAAATATGAAAAAATATACAGAAAACCACATATTTTTTTGTGAAAATAGAAAAAGACAAATGGAGAATTCAATGAAAAATGGTCATATGGTGATTCTGTATAAAGAGAATGATATTTTGTATTTTTATGATCCATGTAATGGTAAAACTAAACCAATTCATGAAAACATATTTTATCATGATGTGAAATTTATTTCGGTATATTATAATGAAAATAAAATTGCTGCACCATTAATTAAAGAGAGAATGAATAACACAATCAAATATCATTATTTGAAAATGAATAAAGATTAGATATCATAGTACATAGATGAAACCGATTCGATCAAAGGTAATGATGCGAATGTATCCATCTTGGTTATTTCAAGTGCCTTTTACAGAAAAACAAAGAAAAGAGTACAAACGTATCTCTCCTATTCTTACACATGATTGTTTATTTCATGTGTTAACTGCATTGGGTTTGAGAGATGCGAATATATCGTATCAAGATTCAATGAAAATGTATAAAATAAAGGGAGATGGCGTTCGTGTAGATGATGCAGGCAATTACATTTCTAATATTTTTGATACAGAAATTGATATGATAAAACAGAAACATTATTCTTTGGCTTATTTAACAAGACAGTTAAAATTATTCTTGAAAAATGGTCATGCTACATTTGTATGTGGTGCATATAAATATCATTGGCAAAAAAGTCTACATGGTCACTTCTTTATTCTGTATAAAGAAAAGGGTAACCTCTATGTATATGATCCTTCGATATCTACAAAGTGTTATCCTTTACATAAATCACACCTTATTTCTAATAAATTGAAATTTATTTATGGATATTGGAATACAAATAAAGTGGCAGCTCCATTAAATAAAGAGAGAATAAATAATGCAATACCATTTTGATGGTTTGAAATATTTGAAATCTTTATAATGAAATATATTTGAATATATCCTTTTCTATAAAATTCATTCTTACTGTGAATGATTTAATTATTTTTTGAACATCCGGTTGAGACAAATAATCATATTGATCCTTGATGTTTGGTCCAATAAAGACATATTTGTCTCTACCGTACAGGCCATAGGTTCCTTCTTTATCCATAAAAAGAATAGGAAATGTTTTATGAGCCATTATTATTTTGGGTATACCTTGATATTTCCCTGGCTCGATGGATTCATAGCCATAAATAGTGTCTTTATAGGTAGTAATAAGGGGATATATCTTATCCTTGGTTTGTGGTTCTCTTATTAACTGTGTCTCTAATTCTTT